CGCGCATGAAAACTTCCTCTGCTTCCCACCACTCGCTAAAACTTATCATTTCACCCCTCCTAAAAAGGTGTGTCATCGCCCATGTTGTCAAAGGGCTCGCTGCTTTGTTGCTGCGCTGGTCGCTGCGTTGACTGCGACTGCTGTGCATAACCACCGCCTTGCTGCTTCGGTGTGCTGTTATCTCGGCTGCCCAACATCTGCATTGACTGAGCTACTATCTCTGTCGTGTAGCGGTCTTGCCCAGACTGGTCGGTCCATTTTCTGGTTCTGAGCCTTCCCTCTACAAAAATTTGGCTGCCTTTTTTCAAATACTCGCCGGCTACTTCAGCCTGGCGGCCGAAGAGTACAACCCGATGCCACTCCGTCTCTTCAGTGCGCTGACCGCTCTTGTCTGTGCGACTGTATGTGGTAGCCACGGACAGGTTGGCCATTGCTGTGCCCTCAGCGCTATACCGAATGGTGGGGTTTGCCCCCAAGTTCCCGATTAGAATTGCCTTGTTAACTGACATTAGGCGGCCTCCTGCGCTCTGATGATCTCGATTGACTGCAGCGTAGTGAACCCAGCTGCTTCCATCTTTTTCTGCAGCGCCGCTTTGATTTGCTCATCAGTTACTGTGTCACTTACCTCGATTGTGAACGTAGCTATGACAGCTACCTCCCCTTTGCTTACCTGGGGCTTCTTGTAGCCAGCAGGGGGCGCCATGCGGTTTTCCTTGATGAGCCGCTCTTGCAGTTTTTCCTGAGCTACTTTTTGGCGCTCTATTTCTGCTTGGACGATGCGCTCCACCTCGGCTTTGTATGTGTCATCATCAGCAAAGAGGATGCCTGCAACATGGTCACGGGTGAGCGGTGTGACGAGGCCAGCCTGATAGCTGATGCTTTCTAGCTGAGCGATACGCATGTGTGTGCGATCCTGTAAAGCACGGTCTGCTTGCACCCTTGCTATGACCTCATTGCCAGCGCGTGCTGTGAGGTTGCCTGTCTTTGTGATGTTGCTCAGTATGGCGAGGTCATCAATCGTTGCTCGCCTGAACTCTTGCTCGACCTCCTGATCATCCCACTGCCCGTTGAGGTACTCGGTGAGCAGGGCATGTACTTGCTCGCGCACCTCGTCCTCAAAAACTTTGACTTGATCAAGTAGCTGCGCCCGACCGTCCTTGCACATCTCGACCAACTCACGCATCTGAGCGTCAAACTGCTTTATGGGCTCGGATACTGCAGCAACTTCCTCTTTGCGCCGATCATCGATGGCCTTGGCGGTCTGATTAAGCTCTGTGGCTAGTTTCTTGGCATCGGCCAAAGTTTCTTGCGTGACAACAACGCCGTCGTATCTTGACAGCTCGGCTGCAAGCCGCTTTTTTACTTCCTCAAAGTTAAGGGCCAGCTTAGCGGGGGCGCTATCTATCGTTAACTGATACATGAGTCATCTCCTAAAAGTTGATTTCTGGCTGCACCTCTTCGCTGACTTCCTCAGCAGCCTCATCTGTCTTGTGTTGTGCTTGCTTCTGCAGGCGCTCTTGGACCAGCTGCTTGGCCTTGCTGGTAGGCTCTGATGGCTGCTCAGATACATCCTGGGCTGGCTGGGCAGGGGTGACATCAATGATGCGCTGTGCCTCGTCTTCATCAACAATGCCGGTCAGTCCGAAAGCATATCGAGCTGCCTGAGTAGCGGCCTTGTGGCGCAACATCCTTGCTGGCCACTTCTTCCATGGCTCCGTGTTTCTAGAGCACTCCGCAAGGTACTCTGTCACTGATACAGGGCGACCTCTGTCCTTTCTGTAAATATTGCAGGTGATGGCGGTGATATTTCCCTCATCGTCTACCCGGTCCTCAAACTCCATGCCATCAAACTCGGGGTGACTGTTGATGATTTTTAGCCACCCATCGATACCAACGATGGGCTGGATGCCGCCTGCCTTGGTTGGAAATGCATATATTTCTTTTGTGATCGGGTTCAGGTTGTATTCTTTTGCCACCAGCAGGAAAGCAGCGAACTGCTCCCGTGATGTGTTTTGCGGCACTACTGTTTGGCGTAGCGTTGCCTCAAAGGCTTGTGGCTCCATGCCGTATCTGCCGGCCATATCGAGCAGCACTGAGCGCCGCTGTGGTTGAGTAACTGCGTTCATAACAATCTCCTGTTAATTGCAAATCTGCGGTGGCCTTCACGACCTCCTATTTCCTTGCCCACCATGTCCTGGGTGATGACCCGTGGGGGCGTGTCGTTAACGGTTGCGGTCACAATCCGGTGAGCTTCAGTTGTGACTTCCTTGTTTGCGCCGATGATGGTGAGTATCTCGGCACGTGCTGCTTCTTTGCGCTTGAGCGCTTCCAGCTCATCTTGGCTGGCCTGCTCGTATGCGTAGCAAAGCTCAGCGAGCAAGCCGTCGTCGCTCATGTCCACTTTTTCGTCGTTGGTTTCCCGATGCATGCGGATGACTGACTGGGCGTCTCTTTGAAAGTTGGGCGCTGGGTCGTAGCCTTGCTCAAGCTTTTCCCAGAACTCTGCCACTACTAGCTGGATTGCCTCGCCGATGTCTGGGTCGTACATGCGATAGAAGGGCTTGGGTGTGTTGCCACCAATGAGTGGTGCTCCGATGGCCCAGGTGATGCCACTGACAAGCATTTGGTGTTGCATCTGCAGCTCGATATGCGGTGGTGCTTCGATGCTGCCGTCCTCGTGCTCGGTCCAGTCGCGTCGAAAGACAAGGCCGTCCACGTTTTTAATCTCCATCAGCCCTTGGCCGTGCTGCTTGAATAAATTGCGGTAGGTCTCATCGCCGTCATGCTCGTCTGTGATGCCGGTGACGATGAAGTCAAAAGATGATCCGATGCGGTGCTCAGGCAGCCTGACGTATGACTTAAAGGGCTCGACGATAAGCCCTAAGTCCTCAGCTATGCCGTAAGCAATGGCTTCCTCCAACCTGCGACCCCACTTGATGCGGTCGTTATCTACAAAGCCGTCATCCAGCAAGCCGCGCTTGAGTTGATAAACCTCCCATTCAGATACATAGGGTGAGCAATCGAAAAGGGCTGAAACCTGCGTGCTGGTAATATCCTTTTCACGCATTTGCAGCCACTGTTCATGCGAGAGCTCAGAGAATGTTTGTCGCTTCATCCCCCCCTCACTCATTGGCGATGCAGTCGCACATGCGGCGCACAACATCCAGGTTTTTACATAGCTGCAGCATCTCTAAAGTTGCTGTATCGTCTACTAAAATTGCGTCAATAATCCATTCCTTGAGTTCTGACGCTGTCTTGCCGTATGCGCTGCTGTTATCGTCCAGCGCTTCAAAAATCTCGCGCACAGCTTCATCGGTCGATATTTCCTCTGGCTCAATCCGCTCATGTGGGTAATAGCCGTAGTCGGCAGTTCGTGTTGGGCCATCAAAACGTACGGGCATGTCTCATTTCCTCCATTGCTAAGCGTTTCCTTTCTTCCTCTTGCGCCTGCTTTATTACCTCTTCCCAACGCTCGGCTGCTTGCTCCTCAAGCAATGCGTCTTGATAAGCCATGTGGCCAACCAGGCCGAGGATAAAAAGCGCAACAACAAAACCAAGGCTGTATTGGATAGCTGTTTTTAAGCGAGCGTTACCCGCCCGCTCGAATAGAGTGGGTTTCATATCTAGTCCTTTTTGGATATGTGGGCAGGTACGCCCGATGGATGGTGCTGGTTACGCCAGCTACTCGGTCAGCCCCTAGCGCTTTTTTCCCCAAGGAGGGTAGGAGATATGCCATGACTGACTGCTGCTGTTATTCATCCCCACCTGCAGCTGGGGTCTCTTGATGTAGTCTGCTTTTATTGCCCCTTAGTCTGCTCTCGCCATCTTTAGCCACCCTTACCCTTTCTCTTCATGCGCAAATGGTTATTAATAGTTGGGCAAAGGCAGCTAAAGATGCCCAGTCGTTTAACGCCTGACTGGGCAAGGCGTGCTTCTTAGCAGGAGAAGCTATGTCATCAGTAGCACCCCTCAGCCCCGATAAAGCACGGGTTGTACTGTGGAGGATAAAAGGATTTGGCGCCGCTAACACGCCGCCCCAAGGGGTGCTACTGATGCGGCCTGTTTCCAAGCCGCGAAAGGTACAAGTTGTTAAAGAACTGGTGAAGCGTTAGATTAAGTATAGAATTATCTAAACCCAAATGTCAAGAGAAATCTAAACAATCTGTTTAGAAAGGGCTGTTGTCAGGCTGGAAGGTACAAAAACCCAGCCAACGCTACTGGTCAGCTGGGGCTATGTATCAGGGGAATTCAGCCAGAACGGCTGGGGAGGGGAATGAAAAAGCCCCTCGGGGAGGGGCTGGTTGCTAATAGAATATTATTTGAGTGAACGCTAACCTTAGTCCATGCTTGGCTGTAGGGGAATATCAGTAACGAAGGCGCCCCTAATCTCATCTCCAACCTTATTAACTTGGACCTCCAGTTCGATTGGCTGGTTGTGCTGCGCTGCACGCCAAAACTTATCAATCTTTTCTCTGGGGAAGTTCTCTTCATCCAAGATGGCGTTAAACTCTCCGTGCTCGCTACCTAACGTAAATCTTGATAGGCCCTCATCACCCTGCCTTTTGAAGCCTATGATTCTAAATGTTTCGTGGATGGGTTCGGTTTTAGGGGTTTCCCGTGATGAACGACTGTTAATTTCCTGGATGTCTCCTTGAGTTAAAACAGCCTCTCCGTACTTGATGCTTTGAGCGTCTGGCGCGCTCTTAACTATTGCCTTCACTCCGTTCTCCCCAGCATCAAGCCATCTTTGTGCGTGACTATTGTTTGCGGCCAAGCCAGCAATCAGCTCCATTTGTTTGGTTCTTTCTCTTTCTAGCTCTAACTCCGCATCAAGTGATATTTGCTGGGATTTGAGCATATAAATAGGGATGCTAGTTGCGAGGGCAGCTATAGCAAAAATCAACACTATTGCTTTATGCCTGCTATTCATGCTAATAAACCCCTCTTGCAGGGCCTTTGCCAGCTCTTTGGTGTGTGCCAAGAGGCCGGTAGAGCCCTCACTGACCTTAAAGTTTAAAGTGTAAGGCTCTAGAGAGCCTGAAATTCTTCCAATATTGTCATACCCAGTGGTGCAGAAAGCAACAGCTCTATATATTTCTTGCTGAAACTCCCAGAGGCCTCTTGCGAGAGTGCCAGGCACAGTGCCATTGTACCTGTCGCCGTCTATTTTGAACCTAATTTCCGAAAGCTCACCTGCAAATTCGAACCTTTGGATGTTGGGCACAGTGTGGTCATCGTTTACGATTTTCTGCAGGTATTCCAGCGCCTCATCTAAGGTTGACAGTGTTATTTTATCAGACAAAATATGACTCCTTTATTGTTGTAGTGCTTTTCTCCGTCATGCCCCCTTAATGGACCACCAGCCCTTAACTAGAAGCAAGCCTTTGGGGCCCAGCCTAAGAGCTTTAAAATTTATTTAGGTGAATATATAAATTTACCAGAAGGGCTTTAGCCCCTCTGGCTTTTTAATTGGTTAGCTTGTATGGCAATCAGGGCAGCAATGAATACAGCCATTAGTCCTGTATCGCTCTGGGTATTTCGTCTTGGCAAATGCTACAGCCTTATGGCAATCTGCATGCCAACCAAGGTCTATCTGGTTTTGTGGATCTGGCATCCAATCGCAGCCTTTAGTTGTATTGTGTACTTCATAGTCTCCGTTGGCCTGCTGATTATTATTCAAAATAAATCTAGGCATAATATCCTCCTTTGGTTAGTAAGTACTGCTTGGTTGAAACCCTTGAATACAAAAAAACTGTTTAGTTACACTTCCTCTAAAAAAATAGGCCTTCAAGGTAGGCCGCACGCCGTACTGATTAACATCATGATCCAGTCAGCACATCTGGGGTTTTGTTTTCCAGCCCAATTTGGTCGCATAGGAACAGTTCTTTACGGCCATTGATAGCCTGCTTTTTTGCCATTTCACAGGTGGGCCAGTCATCTCTAAGCCCTAAGAGGTACTCGACCCTGTCATGAAACAAGCGAAAATCCATTGGGTTTTGGTGGGCGCTAATCGCAATGTTTGACTTGAAGCTCACCGGTATCGGGCTAACAAACATACTTGAATACATTTCCCCGGCGAAACCAAAGCGAGCTGCAGTTCCATTTTCAACGTCTGCTAGCTCAACGCTATACCAGTCTCTTCCGAACCCCACCATGAAGACGGCATAATAGGTTGACCACCTGGTTGCCATGAGCTCGTTTTCTGTTACATCAAATTCAATATCGCTGGGGTCAAGCAGATACAAAACTTTTTGAGCAGCCTGTCGCACTTCATCGGTTGACTTGCCGGGGTAGATACGAGTTGCCTCTCTCTGGTTGGCTGCCAGCGCGGCATCCATTTCCTCGAGGGTCATTGGCGTTTTAGTTGGAGCGCACCCAACGGAGAGTGCAGCAATGAATAAAATAAAAAACAATCTAAACATGGCTCACCTTATGGTTTTAATAAGTATTGGTTACTCACGCCCCCTTAATGGACCACCAGCATTTCACAAAGCCACATATATGTAATTGCGCAAGCTCTTCTATGGTGACCGTCTCTATTCCATAGTTGCTGGTATTGTCTGAGATGATTTCAATCCTTTGGCTGGCAAGGGACGCCTTGAGTCTTTTGATTAAAATTCGGCCATGCCAGACAATCACGTAAATACCTTCCGCATCAAAGGCTTTAACGCTCGTGTCCACAAACACGAGGTCGCCATCATTTATTGTCGGGCTCATTGAGTCTCCGGACACTGGCAGGACACGATACTTTGATAGGTCTCGCCCAAGCCTATGCTTTGCCCAGGCCTCGGGCACTTCTAAATAATCAATGACCGCTGGGTAATCAACTGGCTCACGACCAGCGCCAGCAGCAGGGGATACCTCGAGGATAGGTAGGTGGACGTGGGAGCTCCTGCTGGTTGAGTTCAAGGCTCTTTCTTGCGGGTCGCTGCCAAAATCCAGCCACAATGGCTCTAGCCCGAGGCTCTCCTCAATCCTACGAGCGACTTTCTCTCCTATGCTCCGACCATCGTTGTAGGTCTCGGATAAATACTGCCCAACTTGCGACCGAGTCAGATCCAGCATCCGCGCAAACTCAGCGGCGTTGCCGTTTGCACGCTCCTCTATTAGCAGCCTGAGATTCGCTCTACGAGTCTTGTAAATATTCATAACTATTATTAAAGCAAGAAAAAACTAAACTTTGGTTTAGAAGTTTGTTGCCTTTATGTGTAGAATTATCTAAACTAAAGGCATGATGAATGCCACAGAATTTATTACCGCATTAGGCGGACGACAAAAAGTCTTAGAAATAACCAAGCTCACTAAGGGGCGCATATCTCAATGGGAGAAGGAGAATCACATCCCTAGGGCGTGGCGGGTTGCTTTTTATGCAATGAACCCGAATCTGCCGGCCCCTGATGTTCCCTTGGAAGGGGAAAAGGAGGCTGTATGAATTCATTATCAAGTGATGTGCAGGAAAGCACACGCAAGAAGGCGGAAAGAATTCAAAGCGCAATCTTGCGTCAGCTTGCATCAACCAGGCAAAGCGTTGCTGCTGAGCGGATGGGCGTTAATGAGAGCACTGTCAGCAGACAAAAAGAAGATCTAGAGCGCTTTTGTCAGCTGCTTGCTGCGATCGGTCTTGATGTGTCGCCCACCGACGCTGTCGTCGTTGAGCGCGCTGAAATAGCGGCGCTCGAAGGGCTGGCATTTAAGTACCTGAAGGCAAGGGTGGAGGGCAGGGGCGGTGAGTAGGCAGCTCTTTAGGCTCATCAATTCGCAAGTTAAGCAGAACGCAAAGACTGCGATAGAGAATGCTCCGGAGGGGTACATGTGCGAAATAAAACCTCGCACCCGGAGCCTCGAACAAAACGCCCTGATGTGGGCGGTTTTGACTGATTTGTCACGACAAGTCATGTGGCCAGTCAATGGGGTTGAGCAAAACCTTTCCCCTAATGACTGGAAAGACATCATCACCGCTTCATTAACTCAGGAAAACAGAATAGCCCAGGGCATCAGAGGTGGCTTTGTGATGCTGGGTAACTCCACCAGCAGGATGAGCGTCAAAGAAATGAACGAGGTTATTGAGTTTGCTCACGCCTTTGGCGCTGAAAAAGGCGTTAAGTGGAGCCCAACAGCGATAGGGATGGGGTTATGAGGAGAAAGGATAAAAAGATGCTCGATGCGTGCCGTGGTGAGCTGTGCTACGTGAACATCCCAGGCATTTGCATTGGGGGCGCAGAAACAGTCGTACCAGCGCACTCGAACGAGTTGGTGCACGGTAAAGGCATGGGTATCAAGGCGTACGACTTTTACACCGTACCTGCTTGCTATGCCTGCCACTATGAGCTGGATCAGGGCAGGAGTTACAGCAAGCAAGAGAAAAAGGTTTTTTGGCGATTAGCGTTTGAGCGCTGGGAGCCAGTGCGCAGGGAGAAATTGCAGGAAAGAAAAACCCGAGCACTGCCGTAACAGTGTCGGGCCAATTAACCACTTTAAAAGGTTTATCTAATGAGTAGAGAAATTATACCAAGTAAACACATAAAGCTCCATAGTTTGCGGGCCCTTAAACCTAATAGAACATGGAGGTAAATAGCAATGCGTGACTATGGGCGAGTACATACATCTTTTTGGTGCAGTCTGACTATGCGCTCTCTTTCTGAGGATGCGCGCATGCTTGTTTTATATCTTTTGACTAGTCCTCACAGCAACATTGCGGGCGTATTCCGGCTGCCAGATGGGTACGTTTGTGAGGACATGCAGTGGTCATCCGATAGGGTTAATAAAGGGTTCGAGGAACTGTTTCGAAAGGGTTTCGCTAACCGTTGCGAAACGACGAAATGGGTCTATATTTGCAGTTATTTGGAGTGGAATCGGCCAGAAAACCCTAATCAGCGCAAGGCAGCCAAAAGAATTGCGCTAATGGTGCCTGATGAGTGTGAGTGGAAGCTAGATTTCATGCGGGATTGGCGTGAATTCTTAGAGATTACAGAGGATGAGTTTCCGAACCCTTCCGAAACCGTTAATAAGGGGTTGCCACAGGAACAGGAACAGGAACAGGAGTATATAAGCCCTGAACAACAAGAAGTTGCTCAGGGCTCGAAGCCCCTCTTTGATAACCCAGAACAAGAACCACAAGCGCTAGAAACTTTAACCCTTGCTGATAAATCCGAGCACCTGATTTTTGACGACGACATTCAGCAGTGGGCTGAGGCATATCCAGGTGTCGACATCCGTGGCGAGTTAAAGCGGATGAAGGCCTGGCTGAACGCAAACCCAAGGCGTAGAAAAACCAAACGGGGCATCAATGCTTTCGTTGTCAACTGGCTTTCCAGGCAGCAAGACAACCCAAGGCCGCAAGCAAGGTCGGGGTCACAGGGAAGGGTCCATGACGATTACAGCAGCTTTCATCACGAGGTTGCGATATGAGGGGTCATGAAGCTCTCACCGCATTACGGCTGTCAGGTTATCGGCCTGAGTACGTCTGGGTTTTTTTAACCGGTAGCGAGTGCTGGCGCTCTTATCCGCTGGATGCGGAGTTAACTCTGGAGTTAAGCGGCATGCCAGAAATACATATCGGCCCAGAGGAAGTCATTGGCTCTTTGGATTTTCGTGTTTTGCGTGGTGTGACCGTGCTCTTGCAGGGCGCTGAAGACGAGCGTTTAAGAGATGCTTTTGCTCGCATACGAGTTTTTGCGCCAAAGCGGATCATCACAGCAAACAAAAGCATATTCCACGACACGGGGGAGAGAAATGAGAGATAACGTTATTCCACTGATTACGCCTGATTCGTTTGATTTCAAAGCGTATATGGAGGAAACCGAGCCGCAGGTCAAGGTGCTTTCTGTCGACACCTGGAGGCATGAGCTGACGGAATGGGTGCGCAATGGCGACGTGTTTACCGGGGCCACATTGCCTTGGAGCAAAACCCATGACCACATTCGCTTTCGTGGTGGTGAGGTGACTCTTTGGCAGGGCACAAACGGGCATGGTAAGTCACAGATGCTCGGGCAGGCAGCGCTGTGGTTTGCAGCTCAGGGCGAGCGGGTTTGTATCGCAAGTTTTGAGATGAGGCCCGTTAGCACCCTTCGCAGAATGTTGCGCCAGTTTGCGATGAACGATAGGCCAGGAGAGCAAGCGGTTAACGAAATGATGGATTGGTCCAAAGGCAGGTTTTGGCTTTATGACCAAATGGGCAGCGTCACCCCTGAAATGATTTATGCAGTTATACGTTATTGCGCTCAGGAGCTGAACATCAAACATATGGTGATAGACAGCCTGATGAAGTGTGTCCGCGGCGAAGATGATTACAACGGTCAAAAGGACTTCGTAGACATGCTGACAAGCTTGGCTCGTGACTATGATGTTCACATTCACCTTGTGCATCATGTTCGCAAAGGGGAATCTGAGGAGCGCATTCCCGGCAAGTTTGACTCAAGAGGTTCCAGCGCGATAGCGGACCAGGTGGATCAGGTGCTCACCGTTTGGCGCAATAAGAAAAAAGAAAGGATTTTAGAGAGGTGCTTGCGAAACGGAGAGGCAGCCCCACAAGACATCGTAGATTCAGCTGATTCTTTGCTTGTGTGTGACAAGAACAGGCATGGGGAGTGGGAGGGGACGGTAGCCCTTTGGTATCACCAGGGGAGTTTGCAATATACGGGTGACAAGAGCTGCACGCCCTTGGATATAAGGAAGGTGAGAGCATGATTGACTGGATTGTATTCGCTGGCTTGGCTGCGTATATCGCCTGGGCAATGGCGCCGTGGTTATGGGCATGGTGGAGGTAAGGCAAATGGTAGAAATAAAACTCGGATGGCCAGACAGGGCGCTATTTCCAAATCGTAGAGGGGGCAGGCACTGGAGCTCCTTTCAGCGGCAAAAAGAAAGCGCCCGTCATGAGGGCTACATGGTCACAAAACAAGTCCTTCGGGGCGGCTCAATCCCAAGCGCCGGGTCATTGCCAGTCAAAATAACATTCTTTCAGCCGGACAGAAATAGGCGTGACATAGACGGCATGCTGGGGGCAATTAAGCATCACTTGGACGGTATTGCAAAGGCGTTGGGTGTGGACGATTACCAGTTCAGGCCGCTCACGCTCAACGCTTACTACGACAAAAACAAGAAAGGATATGTACTGGTGGAGGTCGGCTAATGGCATTTCCGCGGTGGATGTATCAAGACCCGAGTAAACACGTGGACTACATACGTGAAAAGCGAAAGGAGTATGAGGATAACAGCAGGGAGGCAAAGCAAAAGAGGGCTAAAGAGGAACTGGAAAGGCTTTTTGGTGATAAGGGGTGCGATGAGCAAGAGTAATATCGAGTTACTGCTGTCAGAGTGGGGTAGGTGGAAGCGAGGGGAAAACCGCAACATGCTGGGCTACCCGTCGCAGTCACCTTACATGCGCTTTAGAGTTGACGGCCAGCGCTCAGCGTCAGACCCGGATGTGCTGCTTATCGACGACGACCTGCGACAAGTTGACCGGTGCATAGAGAAGCTGTATCCGGGCGTAAAAACAGTAGTAGTCGCTCACTATGTGTGGTTGGGTACATCGAAGTCCAAGCTGCAGCGCCTGGGGCTAACTCGTACAGCCTATTACACACACCTCGACTATGCTCACAATCAGCTGGGGTACTGGATGGGTGGGGAATATATAGCGGAACAAAAAAAGGCTTGACAATGCGAACAATGTGCGCAATAATGGAATCAATGGTTAAGCAAACCAGTTCACACAAACATAAGTCAGGAGAAAACCATGAGCAACGTAAAAATTGAAAATATCCGTAAAGCAACCCTGAATGGTCGTAAAGTAAAAATCTTTGATGTACGTCGGCTAGTCGACAACGCGTGGGTTTTTGATGGGCAGTTCTCGGCACCAGCCCGCACCGCAAACAAAAACCTTATAGAATTTGCGGACCCCTGCTAAACAAAAAGTAAAATGGGTGCGCAGCTCAAGAGCAGCAGGGCTGCGCCTAACAGGCTGGTTAGCATAAAAGGATAGAAATGAATAACTTCGACGGGTTTACGCTTAACATACCGACCTTGCGCCCTTTTGAGGCATATGTCTTGGCGCTGTCTGATGATGACGCCAGGGCGCTATTTAAGAGCGTAAAGGCGCTCGACGCCGAACAAAAAGACGCCACTGTTGCGGTCAAGGTGGCAAGGTCTTATCTGGAAAAGCGTGTCGCCATGGCTGATGGTATAGCCGACCGACACCTGTTCCACGACATAAACTCATGGGCAATAGATTATTTTGCCCTATACCCGAAGCTAACGCACTGGGACCTTATTGAGGTGTTAGCGCATTGCGAGGCGCTATGAGCCCAGACCCAAAAAAGATTAGACAGGCTCGAGAGAAGGCGGGCCTGACACAAACAGAAGCTGCCGACATGGTGCACTCAAGCCTTAGGGCTTGGCAGTACTGGGAGGCAGGCAAACGGAAGATGCACCCTGCCTTCTACGAGTTGTTTTTAATCAAGACCGGCTTGCAAAAGTGTCCGGACTAAAGTAGTATTATTTATGTAGGCTGCGAAGTTGTCAGCCCAGAATATGAGCCCTGCCATTGAGCGGGGCTTTTTTATTGGGTGTCGCCGGCGGCCTTGCTTGCTCATACTTGTAGCGAGTGAGCCCAGCCCGTCGGCTTATCGTTATGAAGAGAAGACTATCCCGCCTCGAGCGGAGCATGCTGTCGATGCAGCAAGCTGTCGAGCGAGTTGAGTGTAAGCTAGACCTATTACTTGATGCGCTGGCTGAAGATGTGGAAGAAGAGGCGCAAGAGCCCATGACCGACCTAGACGGCAATGTCGTCCAATCCTATAGCGACGGAGGTGACACGTTATGAGGCTAAAGACACTAAAGCCTCGCTTGTGCACCCTAAGTCCGCAGCGAGTGCCAGTCAGCCAAGCACATAAGGCTAGAGCACGCCGGCTTACTGGTCGCAGACTTCAAAGGCGTAGACTAGATATGTGGACAGCATCACCGCAGTGCGCCGCATGTGAGAGGTATACACAATACCCCAACGGCTTTGAGTTGGACCATATCGTTCCACTACACCAAGGCGGTGAAGACGCTGAGAGCAACTTACAGGTGCTTTGCATTGAATGCCACGAGACAAAGACACTCAAAGAGCAGGGTTGATTTGTTAATCGGAGCAAAAGATTAGCAAGGGGGGCATGAAAAGTCTGAAAACCGCATCGCACGGAAACCCCCCGCCGCACTCATTTATATTTTTTCCCTTTCACAACTTAATTTTGCTAACCAGGAATTATGAGGTTAACTAGAAAGCAACGCGCGTTTGTTGACGCCGTTTTAGCGGGTAAGTCTGGCAAAGAGGCCGCACTTGCTGCTGGCTACAGTGAGACTGGCGCATCTGTTACTGCGTCTAGGCTAATGAAGCATGAGCGGGTGGTGGCTGCTATCGAGCGTCGCAAGGTAGTCGAGCAGGCGAAAGAAGACGCAAAGGCTGCTGGAAGGAAAGTTGACCTGCCTGACTTGTCGCAGCGCTTTAGTGATCCAAAAGACTTTTTGTTTGAGGTTATGTCCGACCCGTCGGAAGAAATGCGCTATCGGATGGAAGCCGCAAAAGTCTTGATGCCCTATGAGCATGAGCGCAAAGGAGCAGCGGCCCCAAGCAGAAAGCAGGAAAGGGAAAAAGCATTGAAGGGTGCGCTGGAGAGGTTCGCTGTTCCAATAGCGCCAACCATGCGTCAGTAACCTATGAAGCCATTACCAGAATGGAGTACTGCCTGCCTTGACTGGGAAAAGCGAATTATGGCTGGGCAGTCTCTGATACCGCTTGAGCCGTTATTCAAGGACCAGGCGGACGCTGCTTTGCGTATTTTCAAGCAGTTGGTGGTTGTAGACGTTGCAGGCAGCCCGACTATGGGTGAGATATCAAGGCAGTGGGTATTAGATTTTGTGGCGGCAATATTCGGGGCGTACAACCCTGAAACTGGTGAGCGGCTGATAAGAGAGTTCCTTTTGCTCATATCAAAAAAGAACAGCAAGGCGCTGGCACTGGACACGCCTATTGCAACCCCGACAGGCTGGACAACCATGGGCGCTCTAAAGCCTGGGGATAAGGTGTTTGGCGCTGACGGCAACCCATGCAATGTGACAGCTGTTAGCCCGGTGTTTACGGACCATAAATGCTACGAGCTAGAGTTTAGCAATGGCCAAAAGGTTGTTGCTGATGCTGGGCACTTATGGAAAACTCAGGCGCTTGCTGACGCCCCAGGCGCTGGCGTGAAAGCGGCGGGCAGAGTAAGGAATAGGGTTAGGACAACTCAGGAGATTGTCGACACCCTTTACCGTGTGAGCGATGGCGCAAGAAACCACAGCATGCCGATGCCTGGTGCGTTAGTCTGTGATGAGGCTGACCTATTGGTTGCTCCTTACACTTTGGGCGCTTGGCTTGGCGATGGGCACTCTTCTTGCTCTCGATTAACCACAATGGACAAGGAGATTGTTCAGCGAATTGAGCGTGATGGGTATGAGGTAGAGGTTCAGGTAGAGACTAATAGCAAGGCCTCTACCTATGCGGTGGGCAGGACTGACCGTAGTATATGCCGTAGGGGCCACCCTTACAGTGAGGATGGCGTGCTGTCATCAGAGGGTTACTGGAAGTGCAGGAAGTGCGAGCGTCAACTGGATCGCTTCAGTCGGGGTGGCGCTGACCCTGACCCTGTTATTCCGAGGTCTTTGTACGAGCGCTTGGACATACTTGGGGTGATAAACAACAAGCATATACCGCAGTCATACCTGAGAGCGTCCTTTGAGCAAAGAGAGGCGTTGCTGCAAGGGCTCATGGACACGGATGGCACCATAAACGCAAATGGCCGCCTCATGTCCTTTTCCAACGTTAATGAGGCGCTGGCGTATGACGTCAGAGAGCTTTTGTCCACCTTCGGGGTTAAGTCATCAATCAACAAGAGGCTTGCTGCATGTGGGGCCAAAAAATACCCGTACTGGGAGGTTCAGTTCTCGTGCTTCATTGAGGACGTGCAGGTCTTCAGCCTTCGACGGAAAAGCGAAAGGCAGCGCAGTGTTAAAGACGTAAAAAGGAAGCCAAGAAGCAGGACAGTTCATTTTACTCAGGCCAAAGAGGTGCCCTCGGTTCCTGTTAGGTGCATTACAGTGGATTCGCCCGACAGCCAGTTTCTGTTTGGTGAAACAATGCTGCCAACCCACAACAGTACGACTGCCGCAGGGATTATGCTGACGGCCCTGTTGCTTAACTGGCGGCGCTCAGACGAGTCTTTAATCTTGGCCCCAACTGTAGAGATTGCTAATAACTCTTTTATCCCAGCTCGTGACATGATCCGGGCGGACGAAGAGCTATCAGCAATCTTTCACATTCAAGAGCATACTCGAACGATAACTGACAGGCGTACTAACGCAACCCTGAAGGTGGTGGCCGCTGATGCCGAGACGGTTGGGGGAAAGAAAGCGTCCAAGGTTCTGATTGATGAGCTTTGGATTTTTGGCAAGCGTGCCAAAGCAGAAAACATGTTGCGTGAAGCGACTGGGGGCCTACTTTCAAGGCCCGAGGGCTTTGTTATTTACTTAACTACGCAGTCTGATGAGCCTCCTGCTGGTGTGTTCAAGCAAAAGCTGCAGTATGCCCGGGCAGTCCGTGATGGCCGGATTGTTGATAACAAGTTTCTGCCAGTGCTATATGAGTACCCCCAGGAGGTGCTCGACAAAGAAAAGCACCGTGACCCTGAATACTTCTATGTGACCAACCCTAACCTTGGTGCGTCTGTCCAAAAGGAAGACTTAGAGCGCATGCTGTACCAGGCAAACGAGGGTGGCGAAGAGTCGGTTATTGGCTTTCTTGCCAAGCACTTGAACGTTGAGATTGGTTTGGCGTTACGTTCAGACAGGTGGGCAGGCGCTGATTACTGGCAACAGCAGGAAGATACAAGCATCACGCTAGATAGCTTAATTGAACGCAGCGAGGTCATCACAGCGGGCATCGATGGTGGTGGCTTGGATGACTTGCTCGGGCTGGCTGTCATGGGTAGATGCAAGGATACCCGACAGTGGCTGTTGTGGAACCACGCCTGGGCACATACGTTGGTGCTAGAGCGTAGGCAATCTGAGGCACCAAGACTACGGGACTTTGCCAAGCAGGGCGATTTAACGATAGTCGAAACAGTGGGTGACGACGTTTACGACATCGCCGAGATTATTGCCAAGCTAGAGCAAAGCGGCTTGCTCGACAAGGTTGGTGTGGATCCTGCCGGTATAGGTGCAATTTTAGACGCGCTCGTGACTGGCGGTGTTCCGCAAGACAAGATTGTCGGCATCAGCCAAGGATGGCGGTTAGGCGGTGCTATCAAAACAGCAGAGCGTAGGTTAGCCGAAGGCGGTTTGTTTCATTCAGGCATGGAAATGATGGCTTGGTGTGTGGGTAACGCCAAGGTTGAGCCAAGGGCCAACAGTATTTTAATTACAAAGCAGGCTAGCGGAACAGCAAAGATTGATCCATTGATGGCCACATTTAACGCGGTTGAGTTGATGAGCTTGAATCCCAACTCCAAAACATCAGTGTATGAAACACGAGGAATTAGGTACATCTAATGTGGATACGACGATTTTTCAAGCGTAACTCAAAAGCTCAAGCGTCGCATGATGGCTCTTTCACTTTTAGAGATTTTGACGACCCTAGATATAAGCAGATGCTGGCAATGAGCCAGAGTACTGCTAGCAATGACAGCTTACGCAACATGGCCGCGCTTCGATGCGTATCGTTGATTTGCGAATCAATCGGCATGCTTCCCGTCAATCTTTACAGGGATGGCCCCAGCAAAGAGTACGCAAAGGATCATCCCGCTTACAGGCTCCTAAAGCTAAAACCCAATGATTGGCAAACTCCTTACGAGTTTAAGAGCCAAATGCAACTGTCAGCCCTGCTTCACGGTAATGCGTACGCGATGATTGTGCGTAGTGGTAGACGGCCTATACGCTTGATACCGCTCCAAGCTGATCAGGTCGAGCCCAAGCTTACCAACTCGTATCGCATGGAGTACACATACACAACCCCTGAAGGCGGGCAGACGGTCTTGCGGTCAGAGGACATTTTGCACCTGCGCGACTTATCCCAAGACGGGGTGACGGCAATGTCGCGTATGAGCCTGGCTCGTAATGCGCTTGAGCTGGCGAGCAATGCCGAGCAGGCTGCAAAAAGGGTTTTTGAGACAGGGAATATGGCAGGTGGGGCGATAGAGACACCCAATGCGCTGTCAGATACTGCTTATGAGCGCATGCGAAAGTCTCTTGATAGCGAGTACACGGGGCTAGATAGCGTGAACCGCTGGATGCTGCTCGAGGAAGGGGCAACTGCGAAAAAGTTCGCTGTTACAGCGCAAGAGGCCCAACACATTGAAAACAGAAACGCACAGATTGAAGAGGTTGCGCGGGCGTTTGGTGTGCCACGGCCACTGTTAATGATGGATGACACAAGCTGGGGCTCAGGTATTGAGCAGTTAGGCTTGTTTTTCATTCAGTATGGGCTGCAGCACTGGTTTACTGCTTGGGAGCAAGCGTTGGCACGGGCCCTATTAAGCGACGGCGAGCTTGGCGAACTTTACTTTAAGTACAACGAAAAGGCGCTTTTACGCGGCACGATTAAAGACCAGAATGAGGCGTTTGCGCGTGCGTCGGGCGCTGGCGGTCATGCGCCATGGATGACCCAAAACGAAATTAGAGACACCTTGGATTTGCCAAGGTCGGATGACCCAGCAGCAGATGAGCTGCGTAATCCACTGGTGCAAAAAGGGGAAAGCGATGAGCTTGATAAAACTGCCCGAGATTAGGGCGTCTCACAAAATCAACGGCTTGAAGTTTGACGCAAGGCCCGATGCTATGGAGCGTTGGGAGCCAGCGGTTCAAGCAGCTAGGAAAGACGATGCCACGATTTCCATATATGACATTATCGGCGAGTCATGGGATGGCAGTGGGGTGACGTCCAGCCGTGTTTCTGCGGCCTTGAGAGCCATTGGGGATAGGGATGTTGTTGTGAACATCAATTCGCCTGGGGGCGATTTCTTTGAGGGGGTTGCTATTTACAACATGCTCCGAGAGCACCCGCACAAGGTGACAGTGCAGGTGATGGGGCTGGCTGCATCAGCTGCATCGGTCATAGCCATGGCAGGTGATGAAATTCTGGTTGGTGATGGTTCGTTTCTGATGATCCATAACGCTTGGGTATTAGCTATCGGCAACCGTCATGATATGGCGGAAGCTGCCGAGCTGTTAGAGCCGTTCGATATGGCCATGGCTGATGTGTATTCAGCTCGTACTGGGCAAGATAAGGATGACATTGTCCGGATGATGGACAAAGAAACATGGATCAATGCCAGCAAGGCCGTTGAAGAGGGTTTTGCGACAGGTTATTTAGACAGCGCCTTGATCACTGATGATGTGAGCGCCGAGGCGGACGTGAAGTATTTGGCTGTTGTTGAGACAGCGATGGCTAAAGCAGGCCATACACGGTCTGAACGGCGTGAGATTTTAAAAGGTTTATTTTCCAGCAAGCCGGGCGCTGCTGATAATGCTATGCCGTGCGCTGGCGATGATAGTGAGCTAACACTTTTAGTTGATGGAATTAGAGGTTTATTATGAAAAATGCAAAAGTACAGCGCGGTATTGTCGCAGTGCGCGCGGAAAGTTCTAATGCGACTGGTGTTGTTGCTGAGTTGCAAAAAGCATTCGCTGACTTTAAAGCAGCGCATCAGCAGCAGCTTGATGATATTAAAAAAGGGTTGCCAGCCTCTAACCATGAGGAGCGCTTGGCGCATTTTGATGCGGAGATCAGCCGCTTACAGTCCGAGCTTGATGAGGCTAATGTCAAAATTGCCACAGCAAGCATTGGTGCCCCAGGTGACGGCGTAAAGGATAAGGAGTACACCGAAGCCTTTAAGGCGCACATGAAAAGAGGTGACATTCAGGCGGCCTTAAACAAAGGTGAAGATGAGGAAGGCGGATACTTAGCTCCTGTTGAGTGGGACCGAACCATTACCGACAAGTTGGCAGAGGTTTCGCCCATGCGCCAAATCGCCCGAGTTCAGACGACTTCTCGTGCTGGCTTTAGCAAGCTGTTCAACATGGGCGGCACAAGCTCTGGCTGGGTGGGGGAAGAGGCTGTACGTCCCGAAACCAATACAGCCGAGTTTAAGCCATTGGCTTTCACTAGCGGTGAGATTTACGCTAATCCTGCTGCCACTCAAGGCATGTTGGATGACGCAGAGATCAACCTTGAAAGCTGGTTGGCCGAAGAGGTTCAAACTGAGTTTGCTCGCCAAGAAGGGCTGGCCTTCATCTCAGGTGACGGCACCAATAAGCCCACTGGTATTCTCACCTATGTGACGGGCGCGGCTAATGCTACTAAGCATCCATTTGGGGCCATTGGTTTGGTTAACTCTGGCAGCGCCACCGAGATCACCTCGGACAGCATCATTGACTTGGTTTATGACTTGCCATCAGCGTTTACTGGCAATGCACGGTTTATTTTGAACCGCAAGACCTTGGGCGCCATTCGCAAGCTCAAAGATGGCCAAGACAACTACTTATGGCAGCCGTCTTATGTGGCAGGGCAGCCTTCTACCTTGGCTGGGTTCCCCGTGGTGGAGATGCCTGATATGCCAGATGTGGCAGCTGATGCCGTGCCCATTTTGTTTGGTGACTTCCAGCAGGCGTACTTGATTGTGGACCGCGTCGGTATTCGTGTGCTGCGTGATCCCTATACCAACAAACCTTATGTCATGTTCTACACGACTAAGCGTGTTGGTGGTGGATTGCTTAACCCCGAGCCTGTACGAGGCCTGAAGGTAGCTGAGTAACAAAGGGGGCTTCGGCCCCCTTTTTAATGGGAGTGGTCATGGTTTTTATCAAGACTTTTTATGGGTGCAAGAAAGGGGATATTTATCCCACTATGTTCAAGGCTGGCGATAAGTGCCCAGAGGAGCTTGTGAAAGCAGCGCAAGCCGCTGGTGCGTTGGAAAAGCCAAAAGCAAAGGGTAAGTCCAATGCTGATAAAGGCAAGTGAAGCTATAGCCCACCTAAGGCTTGATAGCGACTATCCTGTGGAGCAGGTGCAGCCGTACATTGACGCCGCTGTGTCTTATGTGCAGGCGCATTTAAATCGCAATGTGTACCCTGATCAGCAGCAGCTGGACGACGCAAGGAATGCCGCTATCGACGCTGCCGTTGCCGCCGACACAGCGTACAGCGAAACGCTTGATGAAGTAGGTGAAATCGAAAGCGCACAGGAGCGCAGCCTAAAAAAGCAGGCCGCAAGGCAGCGACTTGAGGACGCTAAACGTGAGGCTAACAGGGCAATCCATGGCATGGTAGTCAACAGCACTATTAAGGGGGCCATGCTGCTAACGCTGGGCAACTTGTTTGAAAACCGTGAAGCGGTTGTTGTTGGCGCTTCAGCAGCGGAATTACCGCAAGGTGTGCCAGCATTGTTGCGGCCATTTAGGTTGGTGCAAATGCCATGAGAGCAGGACGTCTACGCCATCAAGTGTCAATGCAGCGGATGACAGAAACGGTTGACCCCGATACGGGTGCACGCTCAAAGGATTGGGTGGAGGTGGCTAAGGTATGGGC